AGGAGTAGAAACAGATGATAGAGAAAAGATTAGAGAAATTACGGAGAAAAGTGACAACGCCATTATTGTTGCTAGTTACGGCACTTTTTCAACCGGAATTAATATACGGAATTTGCATAACATTATTTTTGCTAGTCCTTCTAAATCTCGTATAAGAAATTTACAAAGTATTGGTAGAGGTTTAAGATTAAAGGACAATGATTCAGCTGCGACTTTATATGATATAGCAGATGATATAAGTTATAAAGACAAAGAAAATTATACGTTGGCACATTTTCGTGAACGGATAAATATTTACAGTGGTGAAGATTTTAATTATGAAATACACAATATAGATTTGAAATGATATCAGATGAAGATTTTAGATTTTTGTTAAAAGAAAGTCGTTATGCTAAAAAGGTATTAGAAATAGGTACCGGCACAGGTAAAAGTACAACTGCTTTAATAACCAATAGAGCAGAGGTATATACTATTGATAAAGATAATATATTTGAGTATGTTGGTATAGAAGATTCAATAAACAGATTTCATTGTAAAAGTACCGATTATTGGAAAGAGTATAGTCATTTTGATTTTGATTTTGTATTCGTTGACGGATCAATTGGCGTTTATGATTGTGAAGAAATATTAAAAAGAACTACGGATAATTTTAAAATTGTTTTCCATGATTATTTACCTAACGAAGAAAAATATCCTGGAAAAAATAAAGGTTGGTATAATATGAAAGTTTTTAAAGAAACTTCATTATTAACTTATGATATAATAACAAAAACTGGTGGTACTCATTGTGTATTGGCAGAGCTAAAAAAGGATAAATAATCATATGCACCAAAAGACAGAAAATAACATTAAAATTATTAAGTTGGTGAACGGAGACGATATCGTTTGCGTGGTTGACTTTACTAAAAGACAATTAGATCCTGCAAACAAAACAATCAATATAGAAAAGCCGTTACAAATAAAATACGTACCACAAATAACAGTGCAAGGTTTTAAGGATTATATTGCATTGATTCGTTGGACGGCCTATACTAACGATGAACAAATTACTATACCAAAAGATAAGATAATGACAATTACAAGTGCTAATGATAGTATGAGTAAAAGTTATCTTGGTGTTGTTGATACATACGAAGATATTCCTCTGGCGGACAAAGATATGAAAAAGTCGCAAGTTAAATTTACCACTACAGAGAATAAAGAAATTAATAGAATCTTTGATGATTCAATATATGATGACGATGATGAAGGAACTTTACATTAGAGGAGACCAGTACCTGGAGCTTCTCCCCAAACGGCTACACCGTTCATTATACATAAAATTATCAAAAAGTCAATGCTGATTTCGGCACAAACCGAAATTTTTTTAAGCGGGTGTAGCTCAGTGGTAGAGCGTCTCGTTGCCAACGAGAAGGCCGTCGGTCCGACCCCGATCACCCGCTCCAAAATGCTTAAAACATTGACATTTAAACTGAAAGGTGTTATATTAAGAATATGAGTAAAACAAAAAAAGAACACTATGTTAATAACAAAGAGTTTTTAGAGGCAATGATTAAGTACAGAAAATCTGTACGAAGAGCAAAGAGATTAAAACAAGATAAACCACCAGTAGGAAACTACCTTGGATCATGTTTTTTAAAGATTGCTAATCATTTGTCATACAGACCTAATTTTATAAATTATACTTTTAAAGATGACATGATATCAGATGGTATAGAAAACTGTCTACAATACCTTGACAACTTTGATGGTAAAAAATCAAATAATCCGTTTGCTTACTTCACTCAAATAATCTATTATGCGTTTATACGTAGAATACAAAAAGAGAAAAAGCAAGTGACTATTAAACACAAATTAATCAGCAAGTCTAATTTAGATGACTTTGCTTTGCAACCAGGTGAAGATAGAGAGTTTAAGAATCAAATGACTGAATATCTACAGAAAAATCTACCAATGGACGCACAAGAAAAGATTGCTGAAGAAATTAAAAATAGTAAAAAGAAACGTAAGAAAAGGACAAGTAAGAATAGTTTAGATTATTTTTTTGAAAATTATGAAGATAGCCCTACTAAATGATACACACTTTGGTTGCCGTAATGATTCTCCACACTTTATAAATTATCAGAATAAGTTTTATGAGGAACAGTTTTTTCCTTATCTTATCAAGAATAATATTAAATGTTTAGTACATTTAGGTGACGTAGTTGATAGACGAAAATTTATTAATCATAATACAGCCCACAACTTTAAAAAAGTATTTTGGGATAGATTAAAAGAATTAGATATAGAAACTCACGTTATACTAGGTAATCACGATACATATTACAAGAATACAAATGAAGTTAATGCTTTAGAAAATCTTAATGTAGGTAACGAAGTTAAGATATACACTAAAGCCACCGAAATAACTTTAGATGGTCTTGATGTATTATTAATACCATGGATATGTGAAGATAACATGGAAGATACTCTACATAAACTAGATCACTCTACATCACAAATTGCCTTTGGTCATTTAGAAGTAAAAGGTTTTGAAATGCATAAAGGAGTTATGAACGAACATGGTCTAGAGAAACAAAATTTTAGAAGATTTGAAAAAGTATTCTCTGGTCACTTTCATAAGAAATCAGATGACGGACATATCTTTTATCTAGGTACACAATATCAAATTATGTGGTCAGACTATAACTGCCCTAAAGGTTTTCATATATTTGATACAGATACCAGAGAACTAGAACGAATAGAGAACCCTTTACCTATATTTAAAAAATTATCATATGACGATACTAAAGAAAACTATGACAATTTAGATTTATCTTCTTATGAAAATTGTTTTGTAAAACTATTTGTTAATAGAAAAACTAATCCAGAAATGTATGGTAATCTAGTAGAAAGATTTTATAACAATACAAATATACATGAGTTAATTATAAATGAAGATACAAATGATATAACACAAACAGTTAGAGTTGATACTATAGATCAAGGAGAAGACACACTAACATTTTTAGGTAATTATATTGAACAGGTAGATACTGATTTAGATAAACACAAACTAAAAGAATTTGCAAAAGAACTATATACGGAGGCCAGTGAGTGATAACGTTTAAAAAGATAATGTATAAAAACTTTTTATCTACAGGTAATATACCTATAGAAGTTGAACTAGATAAATCACACACAACTTTAATAGTAGGTCAAAACGGATCAGGTAAATCTACTTTACTTGACGCATTATGTTTTGTTTTATTTAACAAACCATTTAGAATTATAAAAAAAGACCAGATAGTAAACTCAATAAACAATGCTGATTGTATTGTAGAAATAGAATTTACTGTAGGACAAAAACAATATAAAATTATACGTGGCATAAAACCTAATATATTTGAAATCTATTGTGATGGTGTTCTTTTAAATCAAGACGCCAATAGTATAGACTATCAAAAATACCTAGAACAAAATATAATGAGACTTAACTATAGGTCTTTTTTACAAGTAGTTTTATTAGGGTCTTCATCATACGAGCCATTTATGAAAATGAAACCTAGATACAGACGAGAGGTTGTGGAAGAAATATTAGACATTAGAGTATTTGGACTTATGGATTTGATATTAAGAAGTCAACAATCAGACTTGGCTAAAAAGGTTATAGAAATGAAACACCGTGCTGATCTAATACAAACCAAGTACGAAACAGAGTTAAATCACTTTAATGCTATCTCCGACCTTAATATGAACGACCTAGATGGTAAGAAACAGCTGGTCAACAAAAATAAAGAAGATAGTAAAGAATATGCTAAGAAGATAGAAGAATTAAACGAACAAATAGGTTATAAGAAAAAAGACGTAGAAAACAAGGACAAGGTACAAACAAAGGTAGGCCAACTATCTAAACTAGAAGCTAAAATAGAAACTAATCTATCTACCCACCAAAAGACATTAGAGTTTTTTGAGAATAATGATAACTGTCCTACATGTACACAACCTATAGATCAAGAATTTAAAGCAAAAAAAATAGAGGCAACTAAACAAAAAGTAAAAACTCTATCAGATGGTATGAAAGAAATACTAAATGAGATAACTAATACAGAATTAAAACTATCAGAAATGAATAAAGTATCACAAAAGATACATGAACTAAATATTGATATATCTAAATTTGAAACTTCTTTAGATGAGATAAACAAGTTTAGCAATAGAATACATGAAGAAATAAGATTGTTAGAAAACAAACAAGTTGATGGTAAAGAAGTAGAGGCACAACTAGAAGAACTTAATAAACAGTTAGAAGAAACTAGAGTTGAAAGAGATAGAATAGTTGAACAAAAAGATTACGTAGATATATTAAGAGAGATACTAAATGACAAAGGCGCCAAGGCACAGATTATACGTAAGTATGTTCCAATAATGAACAACTTAATTAATCAACATTTACAGG